GTTATAAGCAGCACCAGATATCGCGCCCACTGTTCTGCCGATATCACCACCAAATTCGTTTCCTATTGTCATGCCAGCAGCCGCATAGGGGTTTCCACCCGACATGGCATAATTTACTGCAAAGTCTGGTGCAAATTTTGCAACCGATTTTAAAGCACTGGAAGCAGCTTTACTAATTCCCTTTAATGCTTTTCCAACAAAAAATTCAGGCTGACCAGTCATTGGGTTAATCGAGTTAGCCCCAGTACCCACTGTATATCGCATAGGGTCAAGACCAGAAAGCATCATGTCCCTGTTTACCATAGACTGTGTCTCACCAGACAAAACTGGTGGTACTACCATTTCACCTTTAGCAACGTGAGCTAGGTAGCTATCTTCGTTTCTACCTAGTTGTGCATCGCCTAATTGTGTAGTCATTAATTTATTCATATTTATTTACCTTTAAGCTGTGCGCTTCCACATGTATACCACGATATAAGGTTGTAAGTTAGTGTGTGCTGAAGATGCATTTGCTGCTGCATCACTTGTTAATCCAACTGTAGGCTCAGTGCTAGTACCTATTAAAGCATAAGCAGAGCGACTATCTAAAGTATATGTTCTAGCAACATGGTTAGTTGCAGTTACATTTGAACCTGTTGTTGCATCTGCGTTAGCTACAAAGTGATTGTGTGAAGGTAACCCAGACTGTGCAGAAGTTAGTGTAACCTCTTTAACACCACCTGTTTCTTCTGCTGTATCAAAGTCTGTATCAGCTCCATCAATACCTACAGGTACTTTACCAGCACCAAACGCAGTCCATGTACCAAAGCCAAGTAATGTAGCAGGGTTAGTAGAGCTAGTAGCATTAGTGTATACAGAACCTACTGGGTATACAGCTTCAAGAGCAGCTTGCACAAAAGCAGTAGTAGCTAATTGTGTAGTGTCAGTACCAAAAGTAGCAGTAGGGGCAGTAGGTGTGGCAGTAAACGCTGGTGAAACCTTTTGGTCTTGAACGAAAGCTGTAGTTGCAATCTGTGTATTATTTGTAACAGCAGAAGCAGTAGGCGCAGTTGGTGTACCTGTAAGTGTAGCGTTATTGTTATTTGCTTTAGAGTTTACAGCAGTTTGTATTGCTTCAAACTCGTCATCAATCTCCGTACCCTTGACAATCTTATTAGCGTTGCCAGTGGTCAGTGCATCTTTAGCTGCAAAGTCTGTGGTTTTAGAATAGTTACTCATTAAATAATCCTGCCTTGTTTAGCGTAAACGTCTAGTTTTTGGACGCTTAGTGGTGCGCCGTCAACGTGTGTTTCAATACCTATCTGAACTATGTCTCCTGAGCCAGATACCTGTGAAGATAGTTTGTCTAAGGATACCCCTAGATTGTATTCAGCTACTGTCGCTGCATTAGCCCCGTATTCTGCAATACCGTACTCAGCTACAATTAACTCTTTTAATGTGAATGGAAAACTATAATAAGAAGTCTGATAGTCATAGCCTACTTTTAAAGCAAAGTCTTGACCACTACTACCAATGGCAGTAACGCCTGCCTTCTTTAATATCTTATTTACGTTAGAACTTCCTAAGTCAAAGTGATTAGTAAAGTAGGACATAAGGTAACCAGAACCGTTATCTTGATACCCTGTGTACTCTGCTATACCATCTACCTGTGTTAAGTACAATGCTTTAGCTTTAGCATCATATACGAAGTCAGTATGGTCTAGGTCATTCCAGGTTGTTACACGAAGCGAAGAATCTTCAAGTGTACCCCTAGCATCAAAAACAAACTGTGTCTTTGCATCAGGTAAGCTAATTAAGTAAAAAGCACCTTCTGGGAAATAAGTAGATTTAATTAAACCAAAGTCATCTTCCCTGTTTACAATATCCATGAACGTATCTCGTACATTCTTAGACAAATCGTTTAGTGGTTGTGACTTTTCTTGGATAACACGACCTAATGAACGTAAACCAGTAGCTGATAGGAACACTACATCGTTACCTAGATTTTGAATACTATCTCTAGCGATACAGCCCACACCACTAATTACTTCTACTAAGCGTAGTGTATTTACGTCAAAGCTACCCTGAAAGCTATCTTGGTCAGCATAGATAATAATATTGTTACGACATAGAACAATTAAATAGCCATTGTGTTCAGCAAGCCCTGTAATTACGTCAGAGCCTCTAGGAAGCACACCTGCTATATTAAGACTACCTGCACTACCTGAATTCCACTTAGCACCATTCAAAAGGTCTGAAAAGTATACTGTGGTTTTGTTAGTTGGAGTATCAGCAGCCCATATACGACCAAAGGCAGACATAGCAATATTAGCCAGTGGTGCTGTGCCAGTATAGTCAGCATGACTTTCTATAGATTTAAACTCGTCTGCTGTTGTTTCGTTAGTGTAGTATAGTGGTTTGTAACCACCTTGAAAGAAATAGGCTCTATCGTTTAGTGTTACTGCTTGCCACTTACCTGCGCTAATTGTATCGCTAGTAGTTGGTGTAATAGTTGATAAAGTAGTAAAGCCTTTATAAAATGTAGTAGCACTCCATGATATTAAATTCTTAGAATCAGTAACATCTATGAATGGGTGCATACCTAGTAAGTTAGTACCAGTACCACCTGAAGTAGTACGATATATCCAACCTTTCCTAGCACCTAGTCTACCAAATTCATCAATTACACAGTTGTTAGCTTCCAGCGCAAATCTTGGGTCGTTAGCTACACTTGATTCTTGAGTATTTAAACCTAAGAAAGCAGGAGCTACTAGTGATGCTGTTACTAAAGGTTTTGCCATTATGCTGTACTCACTAGGTAAGGTGTTTCTTCAAAGGTCAACATACAAGATACGCCTGTAGAACCTGCATCACCTGTAATTTTATAACCAGATTCCAGCATTACATAGCCACCATCTTGCTTTAATTGTACAAAGTCTCCAGAGCCTAAAGACTTAGAACCTAATACAGTAATAGTTTCATCGTTTTCAATCTTAAGATGCACGTCACTAATTGTAGAACCTGTACCATTAGACACAAAAGCTAGTATCCAC